GAGATCGCCGGTATCAAGATCTACAAGTCCATGAACATTCCGTTCCTGGGTAACTACGGTACCAAGTTTGGCGGTACCACTGGTGAAACCTCTCCTGGCAACCTGGGTAGCTTTGTCAACCCTGCTCTGGAAGATGCTGATCCTGCTGTGACTGGTATCCGTAATGACTACGGTACTGCTGCTGAAGTCGGCACCAAGTCCTGCGGTCTTATCTTCCAGAAGGAAGCCGCTGGTGTTGTGGAAGCCATCGGTCCCCAGGTCCAAGTGACCAGCGGTGACGTGTCGGTGATCTACCAGGGTGACGTGATCCTTGGCCGTCTGGCCATGGGTGCTGATTACCTGAACCCCGCTGCTGCTGTTGAGCTGTACGTGGGTGCTACCGCTCCTACTGCTTTCTGATCTTAATTAACGATCAATCTTGGGGGATCCTTCGGGGTCCCCTTTTTTTATTCTTTTGTGACAAGAGATGCCCTTTCCTACTTATGCTGTGTCCACCGAACTGGATGCTGTAAATCAAATACTTAGCTCAGTGGGACAGGCTCCTGTCACCACATTGGATCTACAGAACCCTGAAGTATCCATTGTCCTTAATACCTTGCGTGAGATCAACAAGCAAGTACAATCAGAAGGATGGATCTTCAACACTGAACGGGATTACGAAATGATCCCTGATTCAACAACTAACGAAATCCAGTATCCGTACAACGTTCTACAGATGGATGCAAATGTAGAACACCATAAAAACGATTACGATTTGGTACGTCGTAATGGTAAGTTGTATGATCGACTTCACCACACCTATGAGTTTACCGAGAACGTTCATGTTGATCTGACTTGGTACTTTGACTTTACTGATGTACCTCCTCCGGTACAAGCTTACATTGTTGCACGTGCTGCACGCATGTGTGCTACTAAATTGATTGGTGACCAAGAGATCAATAAACTCCTTGCTGAACAAGAGATCTACACTAAAGCTGCTGCTCTGGAATATGAGTGCAACCAAGGTGATTACTCCATGTTTGGATTCAAGGATGGTCAGAACTATTACACAAGCTATCAACCTTACCAAGCTTTGATGCGATGAGTACAATTTCCCAGAGAATCCCAAACCTGTTTCTTGGTATCTCTCAACAGCCTGATAGCAGGAAGTTTCCTGGACAAGTCCGAGATGCTGTGAACACCTTACCTGACTTTGCGTTGGGTATGTTGAAGCGTCCTGGTGGTGAATACATTGAGTCGTTGACAAACGCTACCACCACTGGTCGTTGGTTTTCGATTCTTAGGGATCAAGATGAGAAGTACGTTGCTCAATACGCAAACAATGTATTTCGTATTTGGAGTTTGACTGATGGTTCTCCTCGTGCAGTAAACATGGGGAGTAACACTGGTGTACCTGGTACCTGTGTTATTGCCGATGTAAAGACTACATTGGCTAACTACAATGCTGCAGTTGCTACCAGAAAGACCAGGCTAACTGAACTCAACAATGCTCAAGCTGATTACGCTGAAGCCCTTGATGGTCAGAATGCAACAACGGAAGAACTGTTTGCTGTTAACTATAACTATCCCTACGGTCAGGTTGATCAATATCTGACCTCTGGTATTCTCAAGAATGCTGCTGGAGTCTACACAGTTAAGAACGCTAACACAGTGGTGTCTACAAGCGTCTCCTTGCCCGCTGGATACAGCCTTGGCACCGAACGTACCGGAGAAAACCCAAAGCTTGCTGCAGAGGGTTACAGGGTCTTTACAGCGATACATGAGGTAGCAGCTACACACACTGCTGGTCAACTTGCTGCAGCACTTGCTGCTATGAACACAGCACAGACTAACTACAATAACGCTGTAGCAGATGAAGCTACCAAGCTTGGACTGTATAACACTGAAGTAGCCGATTGTGCTATCACCACTGTACCAGCTAATGCTTATCTCAAGGATGCTGATCCTGAGGATATTGAGGTATTGACGCTTAATGACTACACGTTTATCTTGAACAAAGGTAAGACGGTAGCCATGGATGCAACTACTACAGCTGCTCTTCCTCACCAAGCTTTTGTTGTTCTGTCTATTGTAGGTACTGGTCATTACCAGATTACACTTGATGGTACTCTTCGTGGTACTTACAATGCTGGTTCTGGTGGTGATGTAGATCAGATTCTTAACGACCTTGTTGGTGATATTCACAACCAAACTTTTGGTGGTAAGACTTACACCGCTGTTCGTGTTGGCGCTGGTATCTACATTAGTTGTACAGCTGCCTTTACTATTGAAGCAGTTGGCGGTCCTTCTCAGGATGCCATGTATGCCTTCCAAGATACCGTAGCTACGATCTCTGCCTTACCCAACCAAGCCAAAGATGGTTACGTTGTAAAGGTTGTCAACTCTGCTGACATAGAAGTTGATGACATGTGGTTGCAGTTTAACGCTTCTTCAGGTGCAACTTACGGTGTAGGTACTTGGGAAGAAACTGTTGGACCTGGTATCACATATAGGTTTGATCCATTGACAATGCCACACCAGTTGGTACGTCAAGCAGATGGATCATTTACTTACGGACCAATCACTTGGGATGAACGGGTTATTGGTGATCTCACTACTAATCCTAATCCAAGTTTTGTTGGATCAACAATCAAGCATATGTTCCTTTATCGGAATAGGTTTGGTTTCTTGTCTAATGAAACGGTAACAATGAGTAGAGCAGGTGACCTGTTCAACTTCTTTAACACTACAGCTCTTACAGCTACTGATGATGATCCGATTGATATTTCGGCATCAACCGCTAAACCTGTTACTTTGAACTACGTACGACCTACCGCTGTTGGTTTGGTTCTGTTTGGTGATACTGAGCAATTCCTGCTTAGTACTGACTCCGATATTCTGAGTCCTAAAACAGCTAAGATCAACACGATGTCATCGTATGAATGTGATCCTGACATTGAAGCTGTTTCTACTGGTATCTCTACTAACTTCATTGCTAAGACTTCTCTTTACACTAAACTCTTCAGTCTTAATGAAATCCGTAATGATTCCCCGCCTTCAGCGGAAGAACTTACGTTTAACATTCCTGAATTGATTCCCAGTACGATTGATCATCTTGTCTCTTCTGCTGCTGCTTCTATTATCTCTTTGGGTACGACTGGTAGTAACACTATCTATCAATACAGGTTCCTTCAGTTAAGCGATAAGCGGGTTGCATCTTGGTACAAGTGGACTCTTACTGGTACTTTGTTAGAGCAGTTCTTTGATCAAAGTACTTACTATGCTCTTGTAGCTAATGGTACTAATGTAGAGATTCAAGCTTTTAATCTTCGCAGATCAAGTGACGAAGGATTCTTGACCTTACCTACTGGTGAAAGAACTGACGTATTCCTCGATTACTGGTCGATTAACCCCTATCGTACTTACAACTCAGGTACCGATACCACCAGGGTGTTCCTACCGTACGATACTGTAACTGGTAAGACACTTGTTGTCGTTGCTTTGGGTGATTACATTGGTAGCACTACTTCAACTTCTAGTCAATCCGTTGGGGCTATTCTGTCTCCAACCGTAGCAGGTTCCGCCGGGGCTTACTATGCTGACATTGATGGTGACTATCGGGGTAGGGATCTGATTATTGGATACCAATACGAGATGGTCCTAGAGTTACCTACGTTCTACATTACTAAGAATGAAGGTAGTTATGTTAGCAGTGATCAAACTGCTGACCTTGTTCTTCATCGTATCAATGTAGCTACAGGTTTGAGCGGACCAGTGACTTATGAAGTTGACTTGACAGGCATCCCTTCTTGGGAGAATGTTGTGTCTACTACTTTGCCTAACACTTACGTACTTAATAACGTTAACCTTTCTGCTGGTTCCGTGCACGTTGTACCTATTTATCAACGTAACAAGAACACTTCCATCAGGATTGTAGGGGATACTCCATTCCCAGTCAGTCTTTTGGATTTAACGTGGGAAGGTAAATACAGCAGCCGGTTCTACAGAGGAGGTTAACCTTGACTAATTCCACCCCAGGGTTCAGCGTCAGACCTGCAACCTTAGAAGATGTACCTGTGATAGCAAAAGACTTATTGGATGAAGGGATCGAAGACTTTAATAGGGCTGGTATGAATCCAGTCCTTTGTATGGCTTATGATACTCTAGAAAGTAAAACCTTTTTTTTAATTAGTCCTGATAACAAACCTGCTGCTTTATTTGGTGTTTATGACAATGGGTGTATATGGATGAACATGACATATGAAGTCCGTAAACACCCTAAGTCTTTCATTATTTGGGCACGGGAATTTGTCAAGACCTTAGGACCAATGCTCTGGAACCGAGTAGATATTCAGAACAATAATCTAAGAAAGTTCTTGAGGCTAATTGGTTTCAAGGTTATTAACGTCGTACTATGCGACACAAAGAACATCTATTATGTGGAATTTGCTAAGGTAAATTAAATGGCATTTAATTGGGATAAGGCCAGAGCAGGCGCGGCTATTGGTGGCGGCCTTGGTGCACTAGGCATCGGCCTAGACATGTGGAAAGCAGACGCTGCCTATAACGCTTCTGTCCGAGAATGGAAACAACAAGCCGATGCTACAACCCGTGCTAACCAACGTCAAGCGTTGATGATTCGGGAAGCTAATACCCGAACGGCTGATATTTATGGTTATCAAACTGGACGGTTTGCTCAAAACCTTGGATTCATTCAAGAAGAGTATGCACGTGCTGGTGAAGATCTGCAACGTCAACTTGGTGCAGAGTTTGTCCAATCTGCTTATTCTAAACAGGCTCAGCTTGGAGCATTGTCTCAAGCCGTCGGCTACAACCGAGCAGCTTTTGAAGGCACTAGTCGTTCTCGTCAACGTGCAGATGTAATCGGAACTCTTGGTGCGTTTGGTCGCAATGCTGCTATGGAAGCTGAAAGGCTTGCAGGTGTTGTTAGTCAAACTGGTAGAAATCGTCAAGCACTTGGTCGTCAAGCAACACAATCCATCTTCACTGCTTATGGTGATCTTGGTATTCTTCCTGAGATGCAACGTTACTTCGGTCAAGAAGTTGGTATGCGTCCTGAAGCACCTAACATGGGTATGATGATTGGAACTGGTCTATTGAATACTGTGCAACAGGCAGCCACTATGGGCATGTCTATGGGAGCAGGATAACCGATGGCACTATCTAAAGAACTACAACTACAACAAGGGTATCAAAGCCCTATTCAAGCTCAAGCTTACAACCCACTTCAAGTTGCTGATGCTTCACAACAGATGGAGCAGAACAGAGCTACGGCTCTTGAGAATGCTAGGCGTGAAGATGCAGTCCTTACTAAGGCTGATGAAAATGCTATTGACTTTGCTCAAAAGCTAAATGCACAGCAACTAACCGACCTTACTGCTTTATCTAAATCTCTGAAAGAAGCTTCAGAAGCTGGGATGAAGGTGTACTGGCAAGCTGAGGCTACAAAAGGTATCAATGCAATCCGGGAATCTGGAGTACCTTTTGATGAGTATTTTGAGTGGCATCAAACTAAGAAGAATCTAGAGATCGCTCAAGCTGGTGGTGATGCCCTGGCTACTCAAGCACTAGCCGCTGGTGAACCGTTTGAAGTTGCTAACCTGTACAAAGGTTTGAGTGGTATTGCTAAGATCTACGCTAAGGAAGAGGTAGCACGTCAAGGTGCAGACTCTTACTTTCCGTGGATTCAGAATCAACTCCAGACTAACGATAGCCTTATCCTTAAGACCAAAGATGGTCAAGAGTTTACCCCAAATCAAACAGGTAGTGATCCGGTAAAACGTGCTCAAGCAATCCGAGCATTGGATGACCTTTTCATTGAACAGTTTGGGTTTCTTGGAGTCAATCGTGTAATCCTTCAGGATCATGCGTTTGAAAAGATGAATCAAGGTAGAACCAAATTAATTGGTGAATCTAGATTTAACTTTGCACAAGAGCAATCAGCAGCTGCCCGTGAAACGGCTATGGGACTGTTGAAAGGAGGAAACTATCTGCAAGCTGTTGGAGCTTTGTCTTCTACCGTGGATGGAGAAGGTAGAGTTATTGGACGAGGTGCTGCTCATGACCTTGTATTCAAAATGCTCGGTGAACTAGACAAAGCTGGTTTGCTTGAAGAGGATGTTTACAATAACCTTAAAAACCAACCAGATCCTGATAAGCCCGGACAGACTGTAGGACAACGTTGGGAAGTCAGATTTGGTCAGTTTGAAAAAGATAGAGCTGCTCGTGCACGTGCTGAGTGGCAAGCTGATCAAGCTGATAAAGAGATTGAGGCAAGTAAAGCCGAAGACGAGTTTAAGCAACTCTTTGATAATGATCCTACACAACGTACGGAGTCAAACATTAAAGCTGCTCAAGAACGTTACTTCTTCTTGTCTGGTGGTAAAAAGAGTGCATACCTTGAAGGGCTTCAATCTGAATACAGTATTGATGCCAAAGCTAAGGAAGAACTAAATGATAGGTTTGAGAAACTTGCTGAGCAGAATCTCCTGACTACCGATATGGTAGCTCAAGCTCCTTGGAGTATACAAACTAAATGGATGGACGCTGCTAAGAAGCAAGAATCTGCACGCTCTACCTCTGGTCAATTCAAGGATAAACTTAAGGCTATTGAACGTACCGTTTTAGATGATCCGCGTGTTAAGCTATCACCTGAGCCTGGTGTTGCCGGTATGGCTACACTTGTGGTTGGTGAGCTTCAAGCTAAGTTCAACCGCAAGGTATCTGAGTACGTTGGTACTGGCATGTCCCCTGGACAAGCGGCTAACCAAGCAGTCACCGAAGTGATGGCTGAATTTAAGACTGACCCTCGTTATGCTATGGATAACGTTGGTAAGTTTACTAGCTTCTCTCTCGGTAACGCTAAAACCTCAGCTGCTATTAATCTTAAACTCAATAAGATTCGCAATGCCTTTACTGGTGGTGGTAAAGCATCACTTAATAAGAAGCCTGGACTTATCTTTAACGCTGCAGAACTGACTGCAATGGAAGATGGTTACGGTGAACCTGGTTGGCAGATGCCTTTGGAAGCACAGTACTGGGGATCTAAACTTGGTATCAGTGGGCTTGAGGTTATCAACCGTCAACGTGATGCTGCAGGTATGAGACCCCTCATCACTCCTGCTTCTATGGAAGTTGCTAATACAGCTATGTCTTCCCAAATGCAAGCACTGTTAAATCGTCTACCTACGTCTAACCGCTCTATACGGGCTCTGAGTAGCATGGGAAGCTTCCAGCCTGCGGTGGTACCTAAAGGCTTTGGAGACACCATACAGAAGGCTGCAAAGGCCAATGGTGTCGATCCTGCAATCCTTACTGGTATTCTAGAAGTTGAGTCTAGCTGGCGTGATGATATTATCTACGGTAGAACTCAATCTAAAGCAGGTGCTAGAGGCATTGCTCAAATCATGCCCAAGTATCATCCTGGTGTTAACTATGATGATCCAGTGGCTAGTATTAACTATGCAGCTAAGCACATCAAAGGTTTGTTGGCTGCTACTAAAGGTGACGTTAACCAAGCTATCCAAGCCTATAACGGTGGTCTAGGTGGTATTGGTAAATCCCAAGA